TTACTGAATTTCTCAAAACTGGCACGCCAAACGAGTCTGAAATTTATGGAGAAAATGACGTTATTATTGGCCGTGGTAGTATTGTCGATGCCACAGAATTAAAAATACACATTGACGTAGTTCAAAGATGAATCAAACAATATTAAAACTTGGATACGACAGGTCAAGGTCACGTTCAGGTTCATGGTCACGGTCACGTTCAGGGTCATGGTCAGGGTCATGGTCACGGTCACGGTTATGGTCAGGGTCAGGGTCACGGTCAGGTTCATGGTCAGGTTCATGGTCACGGTCACGGTCAAAGTCATGGTCAGGGTCACGGTTATGGTTAGGGTCACGGTCAGGGTCAGGGTCAGGGTCAGGTTCATGAAAATCCTATTCAACGCATATAACTCATCCCTCGGCAATAACGGCGGGTCAAAAACCATCATTCGCAGTGCCGAAACATTGCAATCGTTAGGCTGTGAGGTAGCGATAGTGTCAATGGTGAATCGTTACACCTGGGGCACTATCGGAGTGCCAATTTTGCCTGACATGACGCATGCAAATAAATATGATGTTGTTGTGTGCGTGTCTGTTTGGGATGCACAGAGCACTATGGATATTTGGCACCGTAATGTTGTCTGGTGGCTGCGTGGTTGGGAGGATTGGGTTTATGGAGAAAAAATATTGATTGATAAGTTGCGACAGTTTAGCCTTTACGGTAAAATCATCACCAACGCCACGCATTTAATCGATAAGTGTAATGATATTGGCGTGGATGCTGAGTGTTGTTTTGCGGGGTTGGATTTGGATTTCTGGAAGAAATTGACGCAGGTTCCCAAAATGCCAATGTATTCAGGAGTGCTCGATCATAGAAAACATAAATTCAAAGACAATGGTATTATAGATAAGTTGATTTATTGTGACCAAAATCTTGCCCATGTATTCTCTGATTCTAATTATAATAAAATTAAAATGAGAGAGGTTTATAATGCATGCTCTTGTTGGCTATCTCTATCGACAAATGAAGGATTTCATCAAATGCCGGCCGAGGCTGCGTTGTGTGGGTGTCCTATTATTTATAACGACGTCCCTCATGGTGGAACGTCTGATTACTGCACACCTGATACAGCAACGCCGTTCAAGACTTTCGACGAGTTGTTAGTCGCAATAGACACTATCGATTATAGCAAAGTTAACGCAATGCGTAATATGCTGCATGCGATTGGTGCCCGGGAGAGTAATATGCTGAGGTTTGTGGAGATGATATCATGAAAATATACAAGGAGTATGTCAAGTGACGGGTTTGGTGATTATATAATAATGAATATTGATCCAGAAGGAAAAATTCAAAATTGGAAAAAGCTTGATATTTTAAAATTGTTTGATGTGGATTAATCAGATAGGGTGAATGTGTGTAGGCGGGTCATGAGGTTCTGAACGCTGTACGGTTGCAAACGTCGATCAAAGAAAGTAGCGGTTTCTACACTCTTCACCATATTTATAAACTTAAGGCTTGCTGCACAGGGTTCAATTCCCTGTTCGGTGTATTGTTTTGGGGGTAAGGTGAAATTTGACAAAGGGCTTTCTACAGTTGCCGCTGCATGCGTATGTGGGTTATTAATATACGCATGCAGGTGGTAATTCCGGTATCGGTTGGTTTGTGTTGGCTGTATTTTTTATATGGCAGCAATAATTTTTAACATCTCACAACACGCAAAGCCGGCAATGGGTACACTGCCAACATTTGCAGAACGTTGTAGGAAATAAAATTTAAGGAGCAGTAAATGTCTAGATTAAGTTTAAAAGATGAAATAATCGAAGAGCTGGGTAAACTATCTACTCACGAGCACGGCTTAGTGTACAAGTTCATTCGTACTAAATTAATTGCCAATATCGAAGGGGTTTCTTTAAGTAACGGCGGCGAGTTAAATTTTACATCCAACTACAGCGATTATATAAAATGCGCTGACGAAGTTTTGAGAATTATCAACTATTCCAAAGATTCGTCTCATGGCCATAGAATTATAGAATGTATCAAACGGCACTTCGCATAATCGCGGACGTTGTAAAAAACAACTTGACAACACCAATGTTGTCGGCTATATTAATAATAACCAAAGGATGGCAGGCTGTGAAAGCGTATTCAAAAGAATTTTATGAAGCTGTTGATTTTTTTGAAAGGTGTGTTTCAAAAAACGAATATGGAAATTATCGATTTGATAAGCCAGCAATGGAGGATCAAAAAAGACTACTTGCCGGAGAGTGGTACAATCACGGTGAAACAAATAGGGCATTTCGCCTTTTTCTTAACGGTGTAGAATTTGGGAAAATGGATGAGAGAATGAATAACGCATGAAAAAACTAATCATCCTATACGGTAAATTCTCAGACAGAATGCACCAAAAACAACAGTCTATGATAGACGGTAAAACAACGTGCGGATATCGGTCGTATGCTGAGAAATTTGGTGAGATTATATACCTCGCACCTCAGCAGTGTCGTGAAAAATGGGAAGCAAGCATTTGCAATCCCGATGCACTGCTTGAGTATCTCAGCACACAACCCGACGCTGTTGTGTGGTCGGTTAAGCACGATCCTGAGAAGGACAAAATACTTAAACTCCTCGACAACAAAAAACTGTATTATAGTTGCTGCTCTTACAATCGACACAATCGTTATGCTGATGTATCACTCGTCGATGTTGACAGTGCTTTGGGTGATGGTGACAATTGTAGGCTGTGGTTTAAGGGAAAGGACGAAAATTTCTGGTATCCTAACACGAAAGTCAAGGAATATGATTATTGCTTTGTTGGTAAGCGCGGGGATAAAAATGAGGCGTGGTTTATTAACGAACTTGCCAGTATAAAAGAACGTCGTTCTATTATTTGGATTGGTGGCAAGAAACATGAGAGTAAAGTCAGCAACTCTAAACACACGCTACTATTGACAGAGCCTTGCGGACCTGACCGTGTGCATCATTATATCAATAAGGCTAAAGTCGGTGTCATCCTATCAGATATCACAGCCGAGGGTTTCCCACAGTCGTTTGTCGAAATGGGAATGTGTGGGTTGCCTGTGGCGTACATGGGGCCGATGAATAAATTCTATAACATCGATATTTTCGGGTATAGGATACATCACAAATACAACGCCGTTGATATCGCTGAGAATTTACTATCTGATTATGATAATAATATTGCTGTTATGTGTCGGTCCCAGGCTGTTGGTAGATTTTCGCTTGATGCGAGTTATGAGTATATGCTGGAGTTGTTAGATGGGTGCTAAAAAATATGGTAAAACCTGCGATAATCCGTATTGTGCTGATTATTTGGCTATTTCTAAACATTTCGTGACAAAAATCATCTCCAGCAACACTACGACTATCGTAATACTCAAGGATGGGCGAAAGGGCGTTGTAAAGTGTAGGGAGGATGATGAATATGATTATGAGAAGGGCGCGCTTTATGCTTATATAAAGGCTAATCGTATTAATAAATTTAAACAATTGTCTGATTTTTTAAATGGTGCAAGTGAGTTTGCACGAGGCGGTATAACTTAAGGAGTAACAAGTGAGGAAACGCTTAGAATCTACAACCCGTGGAAAAAGTACAACTTTTCCAAATCTTTTTTATACTAAAATAAAAGATAGCGGTCTTACAAACCGTGAAATTGCTATACTATTAGGAGCATCCCCATGTAGGCTTAGGAATTTACTTAGTGGTGATTGTTTTATGGATGCGCATGAATTTAAGTTTTTTAAGAATTTTAATGGTAAAGAATGAAAACTTTACGATTTAGAAAAAGACATTGACAAAAACCTAAAAGCGTTGTTATTATACGGAGACTCTAATAAAAAATGTTGAGTGGAATTAGTGAGTGGATAGATAAAGGAGAATTATGAAACACACAATAGTAACAATGTCAGATAGCCGATATTTCGAATACGGCAAACACTTCCTTGAGACTCGCCATATTATGAAAGACGCTGAGTGTGTGCTGTTTGGCCCTGATATCACAGACAGGCAACACACAGAGCTTACAGCTTATGATATTAAATACGTGCAGATAGATAAACACCGGTGGGATACGCAAATGCAAATGCTGAAATTCTGGTTTTGTATGACACACCTTCCAGCTCAAAATATTACATTTTGTGATTTTGATACGTTTTTCTGCAAAGATTTTTCTCATGTTTACGATAAAACGTTTGACATTGGAATTACTATTCGTAAACCATTTGTTGAGAGAGGTAGACCGATGCGGGCGTTTGCGAATGGTGGTGTCTTCTATATACAAAATCAGGGAATACTATTCGATGCGTTAGATTGTATACAAAATTTTGGTAGTGATAAAATCCCTGAGTATGACGAAATATGGAAAACTTTGGAAGAGAACAGAAAGCCCGAAAAGACTCACAACCGCACTAATTTTAGGTGGTGGGTAGATCAGATATTCCTATCTGCACTGGTTAAGCGCAAGATAGATCGTCGGCGTTATCAGAACTATAAGATAGAGCTGTTTGACTGCGAGCAGTATAATCATGTTGACGCTGATTACAATGATGATAAGGATTATTACATGGGGCATATGAAACGTAAAGGCGCACCTGCAAATCTAAAGGATTAAAATATGGCAAAATCTAAATTGACAGGCGTGTATACTGGCAAATTAAAAGTTGAATACATCGACGGCAATATGTGGAAACTTGATCAGTCTACAAACCCATTAACATTAAAAATGTGCACTGATAGCGAGTATTTCGAAGTCACGCCGAAACACGGGTTTATATTTGACTTTGCATCTATCCCCCCGGTTGTCAGGGCTCTGTATAAAAAGCCTGGTACCGGAAAAGATGACGGTCGATATGGTCGTGCGGCATGTATACACGATTGGCTGTATTCGTATCCACCAGAATGGTGTACAAGAAAGCTCGCTGATAGGATATTTTTACTCGGCATGGAGCTTGACGAGGTTAGGCCAACTATGAGGAGCCTGTTTTATCGTGTCGTTAGAATGTTTGGTGGAGTGTGTTACGGAAAACCTTCTAAGTTAAATAAATTGAGGAAAAAATGATATCAATTGAAGTGACAACGACGGCAATGTGCAGACCGGAAATATTAGATAGAACATATGCATCATTCCACAAAAATCTGAAGGGTGTGGATTGGGAGAATAGTACATGTCATATCAATGTTGACCCATTGCCAGAAGGCAAAGCACAGGTAGACGTTCTAAGTGTTGTGGGTAAATATTTCGGACACTGGAATATTCATGTTCCAAAACAAGCTAACTTTCCAGCAGCATATAAATGGTTATGGAAACAACCTGAAAATGAATGGTTTCTTAATTTAGAAGATGACTGGAAACTTACAGAGCGTGTATTAGTAGATGATGTTATAAGACAGTTTGACAATCAAAATGTTAATGCAGTTGCTTTACGCGCATACAGTTATGCTTACAGAACAATACCACTATCTCCATCATTCTATAGAACATCGTTTTTCAAAGATGTGTCTGCACGTTTGAATATTGTTAATAATCCGGAGACACAGCTGCATGATTTCATTAACAAATACACCAAAAAAGTACAGTGTGTCAGTCCAATATACAGAAGACATCATATGGTCAAAGCGTATCCGTATGGAATTAATCGTATCATAGTCAATGATATTGGCCGTGAATGGATGGAGAAAACGGAGTATACTCGCCCTCAGTTGTTGCCTGATAACGATTCTCGCAAAGTTAAAAAGTGTAATTTTACAAAGTGGGTGAAAAAATGATTCAGCGCGGTATTTTGTTTGTGTTTACTGTTGTTGTTACAATCCCGTACATATTAGGGCAAATGTCTTCTGATGCGCTTTTTATATGTATCACAATATGTGCATGCCTACAAATATATTTGGCCGAAAAATAAATAACTTGACAAACATAATGATATAGGCTATATTAAACAATATGAAAAAGAAACTTGTTGAACACAGAATACTCATTGAGCCAGAAGCCAAGGACGTTGCGAAAACAATCTCCAAAATGTTTAGTGGTAATAAACGGCCTAATCGTGGTAGTGTGTCGTATGGTGTGCGTATTGCATTAAAACACATGGCTGACTGGTTTGGTATCGATAATAATTTAGATGAGCATGAGAGGATGCAATGAAATGTACGTCTTGTGGTAGAGATCGTGCAGTTGTTAATGGTATTTGTGATGATTGCGCGTTATCGATATGTAAAGACATAACGTTTTTCAAAAAAGAATATAATGGCGAATTCATTAATAAAGGTGATGACGATGAACGGAAAAATTAGAATGGATGGGCGTATTTGCATAGAGCGTAGTGGGACAATGAAGGGGTCACGCTGCCCATTTCAAGAGGGTAATTATAGTATATTCTGTGGCGATTGGTGTGTTTTGTTTGGTGAGCCGTGAGAATGGCGCGGGCATGACAAGCATTCTACAATTTGCATAGACATCTGTCATGACAAAACATTAGTGTTCGAAACATTGATCGACGAAAGAACCAAATGAAAATAGACATATATACATTTATAACTCGCAATAGTACAGACTACGCCGAGTTCCTGCAAAAAACTGCCATTGCTATGTCGAGTGGTAACCATGATCTACGATGGAAATATATTAAATCTAATTACGTAGGCAAAGGGCCGGATGGATGGACGTGTGTTGGTAGCTCTCCAAACTTGGGACACAATAGTTATAATCATGCCGAGGCTATGCAATCCGCGCTTGTTAATTTAATTAATACTGAGATGCCAGATATTGCAATATTTATAGATGCCGACACGGCGGTTTTGTATCCTAATTGGGATGAAATTGTATGTAAACGGATCAAAGATAAATGTGTGTGTTTTGGTGGAGATTACGGGCAAGCAAAACACAAATACAAAAATTTTCCAACGGTGTATATGTTTGCGTTCAATCCTAAAATAGCGCCAATACTCAATTTTTATCCGGCGTTAGTTGACGGAAAAGAATCTGTGTTAAAATCAAAAATTAAAACAAAGGATTTGGCTAATGTTGTTGGATTACCTGTTGGGAGTCTTTTTAAGCAAGATACTGGGTGGGCGTTACCATGTATAATTAAGAATGCCGGTTATTCTGGTTATGCTATGCCGAGAGTGTTGTGTGGCAATGGTGGTGAGCAACTCCCATATAAGAATGGTAACATGAGAGATCTGTGCATACAAAAACCTGAGCATATGTGTGAGTGGCACTATAAAGGTAAAGCTTTTTTCACACACAAGCAAGCGAGTCGTAATCATCCGTTAAATGAGAGTGTTGGCGCTATTTGGAAATGGCGAATTGAGAAATATTTTGAGGAGAAAGGTGTTGCGTTATGAGAATTGAAGAGATTACCAAAAAGAAAGCGTTTGAGCCTTACAAAATTGTTGTTGAAACGCAGGGTGAGCATAATTTTCTGCATGGTTTATTTTCTTTAGATCATGACGAAGATAAAGAGGACGGTACTTGTTATGATGAAAGCATAGATAGGGATTTTTACCGTATAGTAAATGGGTTACGCAGAGTAATAATATAATGTACAGTAAAACCGCTCACATAAACATAATCTACGAAATAGCAAAAGGTCTCTGTGCTGCTGGACACAACGGAAAATATCTTGAGATTGGTGTGCAGCATGCCAGGACGTTCAACAAAGTAGGGCCGTTATTCAAACATGCGCATGCTGTCGATGTAAACGAAAAAATGCGTAAATGTGTAAATTTTGATGCTGATGTTAACGTATGCACGAGTGATGATTATTTTAAAAACGACAAAAACAAGTATGATTTAATTTTTATCGATGGTCTGCATGAGTATTCGCAGGTTCAAAAAGACTTTGACAATGCATTCAATAGTCTAAAAAGAACCGGCATGATTATACTGCATGACACATTCCCCCCTGGGGAGAAGTGTCAGAGTGAACATTATTGTTGGGATGCGCATAGAATACGTGAGTATCTTGATGACTGCCTTGAAATTGTCAATATTGAGGTTTTAACATTGCCGTTTTATTACGGTTTAACGATTGTGAGGAATGTATGATTAATTGGAACGATTCTGTTTCTGACATAAGACAGCTCCGCGCGTTTATTTAAGGTTATGATATTATGAACAAAACGATATACTCAGTAATAATCGGCAAAAACTACACGCTAAACGAGCCAGCATATATTACAAAAGGTTGGAAATATATCTGCTATACAAATAATTATAATATTAAGTCTGGCCTGTGGGATATGAAATATATCACAAACAACTTTGGCTTGAGCGATTTGAAATTGTCCAGGCGCGTGAAAATAGTGCCACCATTTGACGCTGACTTGTCTATCTATTTAGATACACGATTCACCATTAGGCAAGACCTCGACAGGTTCGTCAAGCGCAACCTAAAACACAACATGGCAGTAATGAAACACAACCGTAGAGACTGTTTATACAAAGAGGCTAAACTACTCACAACCAAAGACGTTAATATTGCTATGGAATACCGGCGTGGTGGCATGCCTGAGAGATACGGGCTATTTGCTCCTGGGATAATGATACGGCGACACACAACAACGATAGCTATGCTAATGGACAATTGGTTTTACGAGGTGCAACGTGGGTCCGGACGGGATCAAATAGCACTGGCGTATATACTGTGGAAAAACAAATATAATCCTGATTTAATGCCATTCAGGAAGACTTACAGAGAGTTTATGGACAAAGACTATACAATCGAAATGCAATCTGAGTATATAGGTTATAAAACGAGAAATAAGATGTATGATGTATGGTTAAAAAAAAGGATGAATAGGTTAAAAAAAAGGATGAATAAATGACATATAAAGAGTTGTTGAAAAATCACATTAAGTTGACAAAGCTTGGCAATCTAAAACTGAGTAAAGATTTGATTGGTATATTATGCTGTCAATATAACCCGGATAGATTTAATATATGGAAAAGCGTGTTCTGTGAAGGTTACAAAGGCTCATATCTATCACTATTGCAGTCACCGCATGTAACTACTCTGCAAAGATATGCCGATGTTAGCAAGAAAGAGTTTGCAAAAGACGTTAGATTTTCTCGATATTGTTTTTTACAGATGTTATATAATAATGATGACATGTTTCGTGCACTAAAACGCTGTGATAAATTAATTGAGTTGTATGAGGATATAAAAGCAAGCGGCATTAATGAGACCCCTATTTTATTAGACAGCCCAATTGTTGAGAGTAATCATAATGCGAGTGATTATGAAATATACGAGGGCCACCATAGGCTTGCGTGTGCGTATGTGTTGGATATTGATTGTGAATGTGATGTTTATAGTTGGGAGCGAGTATGACATTTCTAATTATTTGTGTTATAAAATTTATTATTCTTATAAAGGGGGTTGTATGAACGTCTTTGATTTGAAAAACAAAGAGGCTGGTAGAACGTGTGTCGTTGTTGGTGCTGGCTATACACTTAAATTGTACGAAAAACAAATTAAAAAATTTATAAACAAAGACAAAGTCTTTACTATAGGCATAAACAATATGTCAATGTTTGTAAAACCGGATTATCATATGTGGACAAATAACGACAGGTTTAAAACATTTGGCAAAACAATATCCAGTGATTCAACTTTGATATTGGGCAGTAAATTAAAAAAGAACATCATTGATACTGTTGGAATGCCATATTACAAAATAGATTATTTAGACCGGTTTAAACACAAAATGGGAATAGATAATAAAATTGTAAAGGGGAAATTTAGGACTTGTGGGAACCTTGCCATATTTGTTGCTCAGAAAATACTTGGTGCAGAGAATGTTTATTGTGTTGGGTTTGATGGCTATACACTAGCGTTTGAAGATAAGAAATTTAAACAGCATTGTTATGGTGATAAGTTTTCTGATAGTACTGATTATGAGTACGAAAAAGAAAAAGATGATATTGTGTATAAAGTTTTTGATGAGTTAAAAAGTGTTGGTGTTAATTTTAAAATTATTACACCAACGGCGTTTAAGCGGCATTATTTAGAAGGAGTATTATGAAAATATTAGACTGTACTCTCAGAGACGGTGGATATCTCACTGATTGGTATTGGGATATAGATCTTGTTAATGATACGATTGACGCATTGAATTCGTGCGGTGTTGATATTATTGAGCTTGGTTATAAATCGCCAATAATAGAGAACCGTTTGGGACGTTTCAGATATTGTGAGGATTATTATCTTAATTCTGTGATAAAGGAAGAGTATAAGCATAACGACTTTTGTTTTATGATAGATCTTAAAGACTACATTGACAATGGCAAACTTGATAGCAAACTGCTAAAAAATACTATCGGTAGATCAGACTTTTTTACATATGCCAGAATTGCAATAAAACAACATGAGATGAAATGCACAGAGGAGGCAGTTGATATACTTGACAAATTAGGATATAAAGTGTTTCTGAACATTATGTATGCTTCGTTTGTTGGTGAGGATGATTTTTGTGATATTTCGCATACAACAAAAGATTGGCCTATTGAGGCTCTGTATTTTGCAGATAGTTTTGGACAATTATCAGCAAAAAACGTAAAGCACTTTGCAAGGATGAGTATGCAAAATGTTGGCATACATCTGCACAATAATAATGGGGGTGCGTTGCAGAGCGCTTTACATGCGAGTATATTCGTTGAATATGTCGATGCAACCATTTTAGGTATGGGCCGGGGTGCTGGCAATATCGATATTGCCAAATTACTATTGTTTGAAGACGAGAACCCTAACGAGATACTCAAAGTGCAAGAGAAATATTTCCAGCTACTAAAGGACAAATATCAATGGGGACCTGATATATGCTATTCGTTGAGTGCGAAGCTCGGTATACATCCGTTGTATAATCAGTGTATGATACAAGGCGGTGTGCCAGTGCAATGTCGATATGTTAAATTGTTAGAATTGCCAGGGGATAAACACATTAAATATGAGAAGGGTTTAATTTGAAAACAAACATAATAATTCCAGCCCGCGCAGGATCAACACGCTTTCTTGGCAAAATGCTGCATCCGATTGATGGTATCCCTGTTGTAATCCGTACAGCTAATCAATGTAATTATGTCAAACAAAAGTAGACATTTGCATTGCTACTGATTCGAAAGAGATCTATGAGTGCGCGAGAGATTACGGATACAATTCTATTATGACAGGCGAGTGTTTGACAGGGATAGACAGGTGTGCTGAGGCTAACAGAATTCTAAAAACCGAGTATGTTATTAATGTGCAGGGTGATGAGCCATTGATTGAGCCTCATGTTATTGAGAAAGTGATAAAATATTCAAAAACTGCAACACTAACATATAATTGTTATTCTTATTTCAAAGATACAGAAAATCCTGAAAGCACAAAGTATGTAAAAGTCGTAACGGATTCAGAAAATGATTTAATGTATGCGTCAAGGGCATTGATCCCGATGTCAAAAAAAGGTGTTTCATATATGCCTAAAAAACAAATTGGCGTGTATGGATTTTATAAAAATCAGTTAGAAGAATTCTATAAACTTGGTGAAAAAAGACCTCTTGAATCTGTAGAGGACATAGAAATATTGAGGTTTCTTGAAAATCTCGAATGCGTATCAATGATATGTGTTGACTCAAACTGTCACGCAGTAGACTACCCAGAAGATATAAAAATTATAGAGGATAGATTAACCAAAGGATAGCCATGAGACCAATATTTGTAACCGGATTCTGTAGGTCAGGCACAACTATGTTGAGGCGGATCATATCAATGCACCCGTCACTATCAGCAGACTTAATACATGAGGGTAGAAAGCTGATGACATACGACACAGCAGAAGATGCGTTAAATAATTATGTCGAGACTAACGCATGGATTGGTTCTGGTGAGAAACTCCCATACTATAGCAATGGAATGGGTGTAGTGGCTTATATCAACCATTTTATAGACCTATTCCCGGAGCATTTGATATTTAATATTATTCGTAATCGAAATGATTGTGCAAAGTCATGCCACAAAACGTTTGGCTATGATGAGGTTGGTGCGAGAGAAGTGTATAAAAATAATGTACCATTTGTTAACAGCGTTCTGAGGGATGACAGCCATAATTTTGAGGTGTATTATGATATGCTGTTAGATGACCCCTTTGGAATTGTAGAACAAATATATTCTATTATAGGCTATTGCCCAGAAAAAGAGTATATTAACAAGGTGGTATCAACGAAGGATAAATGGAAAAGTGCTAATGGGCGTATGCAATGTGGTTTAAGGTATAAAGAGAGGGTAGAATAATGGAAATAATATTTAAGCAATACGAAGATACTTTTGAAACCATGGTAACAAAAGAAAATCTTAAGAATCGTCAAATTGGATGGTGTACAGACAAAAAATGTTTTATATATAAAGACGCGAATGGTGTATATAATTATTTTTTTGAATCTGAAAGCCTAAAAAATGCTCTTGAAAGATCAAATATTAATTCTTGTAATGAGAGTATACAATAATGAGTGATTGTTTAGCCTATCTCTATGTTGACTGTGAATATGATGATGTGGATGGTGACAAAACAAGTGAATTGCTTGGGATTGAATCAGAAAAGGAGAATATTCATATGCCGACAGTCTTTGATTTATGGTCAATATCTCATTTTACAAAACTAAACCATAACGGGAAAGAGTATACTCTTATAACATCAGCTGGTATGAGATATTGGTGTACACTCCCATACAAACAGTTTCTTGACATTTTTACTGAAAAAACGGCAATAGTAAATAAAAACATGGGGTTTTGTAATGTCTAAAAAATGGCTATTCCTACGCGGTGAATGGGATTCCAGAACTCTTCTATCTCTCAATGACAATAGTGATATGTGGGTCCAGTTGTTTCGGGAGATTGCCGGGGATGATGAATATACTATCTATTTCGAAAATGGTCTAAAGTACAGCTCTCTTCCGGAGTCACCAACACACATATTCTCACGCGGAGGGTTCTCATGGCAGAGCGATATAATAAAAAAATATCCTGATGCATATAAAATTTACTATGGTGCCGGCAGGCGTTTCTTTCCTCCGGTGTATGAATTCTCAGATTTTGATTTGATCCTTGTCGATACCGAACAGCAGAAAAAACAGACACTCGACATATACCCAAACAAACGAGTTGAGCTATTCATTAAACCAGCAGCTGCTCATTTTAAACCTATGGAATGCATGAAAGTGTATGACGTGTGTTACATTGCCAACGGCCAGCAGTCGTCTATAAAGGGTATCGAGTGGGTGTACAAAACATTTCCTATGGACATGAATATGTTGCATCTTGGGTATGGGCCTTGTTTTGAACCGCCACCGAACGTAACATGTCGGCGTGTTGATCGTATTGGTATGCCGTTTTGGATAAATCGGTGTCGTGTTGGTATCGTGCCATATGCGTCTGTTGATAGTTGTCCGCGTGTTATCCCTGAGATGCAAGCCTGCGGGTTGCCAATTGTAGCGTTTGACAATGTCAATATTGGTAATGATTATGTAGTTGACAAAGTTGATCGCTGTGAATTTTGGTTTAATGTAAAAAAAGTTGTTTCCTATAGCAATTTGTTTTTAGATACACTGTCAAAAGATAATGCAAAACGATACAAACAGAACCTGTCTATACCGGTCGCTGCAAACAAAGTAAAGGATTTGCTATGAAAAAGCTGATACTCATTTTATTAATTTCTCTCTGTGTTTCCGCTGACTCGACATGTGTAAGCAATGCAAAAAATCTGCACAAAGTAAAAAGCGTTATGTTTATTGCCGGTGGTAGTCTGCTTATGTATGCCGCAATGAATAATGATATGCATGAGTATGGTGGTCAAACGCCTTATGCATGTATAGGTTTCGGTTTTGTCGTTGTCGGATTTATGGAGAGGGTTGTTGCGAAAAAATGAAAAAACTATATGCAGGGTTCTTCTGCGGCGAATATGGTTGGGAGTTAATGCGCTGGCAAGGTTATCTGCGATATATAGCAAAAGATTATGATTACGTGTGTGTTGGTTGCGAGCCAGGGCATGAGTCAATATATGATGACTTTGCAACTGATTTTGTAACCTGGGGGGATGTATCTTCACGTAATATGTGGATGTGTAACGGTGGTCATGTTCCTCCTATTCCTGTTATTGATGACGGTGATTACATTCTTCCATCAAAAGAGATCTGTCTGACCGGGAAAATTAATCAGACGTTTATTCAGTACGGCAAAGCTGAAAAAAGTGATATTCCATGTATAGTGTTTCATGCCAGGGCAACAAATAATCTTGGCACACACTATCGCAATTGGTCAATTGAGAATTGGCTTAAGCTTGAGTCAATGATCTCAAATGAGATAGGGCCCCACACAGCATATTGCATAGGGTCAATTGACGGGGCGAATAATATTCGTAGCATTACAGACCAGAGGGGCTTGTCTATGCCTCAACTATTTGATGTGCTGGCAATGGCTACTGTACTTGTAACGCCGTCAAGCGGTCCCGGACATCTTGCAGCGTTGTGTAATTGTCCTGTTGTGGCATGGTCAGATAATCACAAGCAAGTAATCGGGTGCACGAACAAAGAGCGGTATAAACACATATGGAATCCGTTTAATACTCCTGTTGAGTTTTTAGATAAGACTTGGCAACCAAAAGTTGAGGATGTTTTCGAAAAAGTAAAGATGTTTTTATGACCATACCCATAGCACTAACAACATACAACCGCCCTGATTATTTAAAGCAGACTGTTGAAAGTCTTAGAGATTCAAATTATGGATTCAAAAATGTTACAATATATGATGATTGTTCTGATAGTGTTTTTAAAAATAAGATGCTGCAATTTTATGGTAAATATTCAGTAATACAAAGTGACAAAAATGGTGGGACATATAAAGCATGCTGTAACTCTATAGAAAGAGCATATTGTAGCTATCTTAATGATTACAAACAGTCGCCAAAATATATTGTATACCTGCAAGATGATATCATATTGTCAAAAAACTGGTTTGACGATGCTGTAAAAATCATGGAGCAAATAGAAAACGAGCACGAAAATGTTGCATATCTGTCTCTTTATAACCGTCAATTTAATTCTGATTGTGTATACTCTATAATAGATGCCGGTCATCCTGGTGCGGTCGCTTGGTTGATTAGAACTGAGTTCTGGGATAAGTTTGTTAAATCTGGATATACGGGTGTGGAATATTTGAAAAACAACGACAAGCGGGTTAGTCATATGCAGAGGAATTTATGTGATTGGAAAATAGCCCGCGCTGCTTATGGTTTGGGATATCGTGTTGCTGTTGTCGGAAAATCCCTTGTACAGCATGTCGGTGACAAATCCTCTTTGTTTAAAGGTAAAGATATGTCTTTTTGTCGTACAGATAATTTTGTTGAGGAATAAATGTGTAAAAACCCAGAATTAAAACCGTGTCCTTTTTGTGGTGGTGACGCTCATGTTTTCGAAGACGACGACAATGTTCCACGGTGGGTAACTTGTAAGGATTGTGAAGCCGATGGGCCACACGACGGTATTGTTAATGATGTTGTAAACGCTTGGAATGAGAGAACATAATGCCAATAAAAATAGGTGATAATGAACTTGCCAGTATAGCGTCATTGGAGGAGGAGTTGAGAGATGCACAGGCGCTCGACTTGCGTATTGAGTCTGAGAATGGATTAATACAGCGGACTATTGATAATGCTGCTGTGAAAGCGTCGATATACAGTAATCCTAAAAAACTACAATCGCTTATAACAGAGCTTAGCGCGGTCGTATTTCAGTTTCAAAAGCAGTCGGGAAATAAAGGCAGGTTGTTGGGGCGTAAAGCAATGGATAATTTTTTAGATGAATCAGAGCGCAGAACACGGACAGACAAAGCGTTAAGAATAATCGGACAGGCAAACGAACGTTCAGCAGCCAGACGACTTGATGTATACACGGCTCAGTTACAAAAAGAGTTTAGTGTTCTCAAGAATGATATCAAAATATTTAAACTCAATGCAAGGTCAGCAGGATTTACGAAAAAAGAAATGCTCGCTCAACTTGTACGCTCTGCTAATGATAAAGCCGGGATTGTGCAAGGGTTTGCGAAGCGTGTAAAAAAGACCGCTGATGCTGTAGTAAGGCGCGAACGTTCTGCGCGTGAAATCGATGAGTTTAAAAAATCTGCATTGCCTGGGGAAGAATGGGTATGGGTGACAGTGTCGAGTAAGCCGTGTCCAGATTGTGAGGCGAGGGCTGGCGCACAACTTACGATAGACAGATGGCAACAATTAGGCGTCCCTGGTAGTGGCCGAACGATATGCCGTCAATACTGTATGTGTAAACTCATGCCTAGTAGTATCGCTGAGAAACGTTTTCCTACGGTGAGAGTATTTGACTATAACAAGGGTGACGGAGTGCTTACAACAGCAAGCGAGGAGCGGACGTTAAGAGCTAAAAGTAATAAATATGATGGTAAAACTACTGTAGTGAAGGAGAAATAAATGAGGAATGTTGACAAACAAAAGGCTTCAACAGTAAGAAAACGTAATACAAATTATCGTGTAGTTAAAAAAGCACCCGGCAGGATTGCCACAAATAGCGATGGTTGTAATGCGAGTAAATTAAAACGAGAGAGAGTCATAAATGAAAAACAGTAAACCAGACTACTCACGAGCAATACACCGCGGGCAACCTCACGGAATTATAAAAAAAGCTGAAAAAGATATCGAAAAAGCAACAAATTTTCCTATCAAAAAAGAGAAGTCAACAAGTTATCCACAAAAATAGTTTGACAAAAACAAAAAAAAGAGGTATACTATACATTATATGATGCAATCTAAACGTGTAAACGGAGAAAACGATAAGCTTGATAAAGTTGAAATGTTGCATGCCAAAAATTTAAAAAGGGTAAAAGTAAATTACACAGGGAAAACAACGGTACACTGGTTTAACGGTGAGGTTAAAAAAGTTGACGTAAATTACACAGAAGAATAAATAAATAAACAGTATCCGAAAATTACGGGCTGTGAACATGCAAGGTAATGCATATTCACAGCCCTTTTTTTTATTTGCGAATAAGGTAAATTTCACAAAAAACACAAGGGATCGTGTATGACAATGCCGAGTAAATTACACACTGCTTTAAGTGAAAAACTTGGAGACGCTGTGTATAAAATTGACGGAGAGGAAAAAAAGCTTTTAGATATCATCACCGCAGATGGTGGATGGTATGACAAATTTGAGGCTTCTGTTAAAATTCAGAAAGCAAATGAGGACATAAAAGCAGAGCGGGAACAGCTAAAAGAGAAAGTAAAAACTATCAAAACTGAATTTGATACGGTTAAAACATCTATTAGTGACAAAGACAAAGAGATCGAGCGGCTGCAAACCTCACAACTATCTGACGAAGACAAACAGAAACTCGAAAAGCTGAAAGCGAATAATGGAATGACTGACGAAGCGCAAGCAAAAGTAAATGCGCTGCAAGACAAATTTGATACTCTTACTGGTGATATTAAAATCCTTAAAGAGGATGGTGTCAAAAAAGACGAGGCTGTTAAACTTGCAACGATTAATAAAAAGAAAGAGTCTCTTCGACTTGAAGTCATAACGGCTCTTACAGAAAAAGGCATTGTTGGTGACAATACTAAACTCGCATTAAATGATATCTTGGCTGAGGGATATGCTAAGCTAAGCGACCCAGACGAAAGTGGAAATGTTTCAAACGCATTCTACATTAAAAAGGGGAGCACAATACTCGCTGCCGAAACCGCTGCCGAAATGGCAGAGGCTTACGCAGTAAAAAATGAATCCCTTGTATCCTCAAGCAAAAATACAGGCACAGGAAACAACCATTCGAGTAATGGAAATGGTGCAACTTTTGATTGGGGAAAAGCGTCAACTGATGACGTGCAGGGGGAGTTTTTAATTAAAACTGAATATTAACAGGAGTAAATTATGCCTTCAGGAGCAATGACACTTTTAGAAGCTGCGAAAACAATGCCTCGATGCCATGCACGCGATGTTATTGGTACATATGCGTCTGCCTATCAACCCATGATGGCAATGTCGCTACTTGACGCGCCAGGTGGGACGTATCCGTGGAATATTGAAAACGAGTTGCCTTATACTACAGGCGGGACTCGTAATATTGACGGGAGTTATACAGAATCTCGCTCGAATATATCTCCATTTGTTGAGACGTTTAAAATTTATGGTGGACAGGTAAAAATTGACAGAGCAATAGCAACAGCTAATCCTGCAAAAGTACCGCAAGAAATAGCCTCCCAGGTAAGGGCTCGCGCTCGAATTTGGACAAAAGATCTTTTCGAGGGAGCCGGTGGAACAGCTTTACGTGGGTTTGAAGATTGGCTTGACAATGAAGTTCTTTTTGCAAGTCAGACCGTCAATGTGGGAACAGCATCGACGGGTTCAGTGCTCCTCACGGATCATCTTGACCAGCTGTTAAATAAAATAAAAATTTCCCCAGGAAATACCTTTATTTATACTTCTAACACACTTGGTATGAGAGCGAATAAACTCAGTCGCGGAACAAACGTGTCTGGTGACATTTCTTTTCAGAATAGATACTCTCCTAATCAGTGGGGAATGTACAACGGCTCATATGGTGGTGTCCCAATTGTCCCACTTGTCGATGGTAAAGGAACAGACATTCTTTCAACCGATGACGGCGATGGGAATAGTTCTGCTGTTTATGCAGTAACTTACGGACCTGAGCTTGTAACAGGTTTTCAAATGGGTATGCCAGCAGTATTGCCTTTAAGCGACGCTTCGGTGTATAACTATTTTGACCTTGAATGGTATGTTGGTATGGCTCCGCAGGCTATTAAGTCAATAGCACGACTGCGGTATGTCGCTGAAACATTGTAATAATTAAAGGAGTAAGGCTTTTGGCACCATTAACAAATAAAGAAAGACTCGAAAGTCTCGAAAATGCCGCAAAAGAGACAGACGGTAAGTTGAGTAAGATACTTGACATATTGTCGTCTGTCAAAATTGCAAGCCCTGTCAAAAATATTCCATCACCGATAGAAAAAGTGATGGCTCAAAAGGGTCTCGGTGAACGTACTACGAAAGATGCGATTATGTCAGCAAGGCCGGAACCAAGGCCGAGAGGTGATATTAGCGTTGACAGGTACGGGAATATAGAGGGCGATTGGCGTAATGACAGTGATGGTGTTATGGTAGAATATGTTGACAATCTACCAACAGGTCGAAAGGCTCCAATTGAACAGCACAATATTAATGTTAGTAAAATACACGAACATGTCAGCAAAGAGGTTAGTGATTTTGAAAAGTGGCAAAGCAAAAGATATGCCGATGTAAGAACCATTAATCCGATTGCTGGTACAAATTTACCGAAAAATAATAAACGAAAGGTTTTATAATGGCTTGGCAAACGCAAAAATTAAACTGGGGATGTGATGGAACTGCAATGTCAGCAGCCACCGCGTTTACCGCTGATGGTGTTGTAGGTAGTGCGATAAATGTTGGTCGTGGCGCATTCGATATAGCTATAACTGTTGCAAGCTATCTTGGCGGCACAGTTTTTGATAGTGTCAATGTAGTTATTCAGGCTAATACCCTTGCTGCAACTACCACTTGGACAGAGATCGGAAATCTTGTAATTGGTGATGCTGCCGGACGTGGCGTTGCTCTTACAAGTGCGGCTCCTGCTATTGTTGGTGTTATCAATCAAGGTGACAATCAAATACGTGCATACTGTTACCTAAACGGCTCTGCTGCGTCTGTAACGTTGACAGTTAAAGCATATCCAAGAGGAACTGCATCGATCTAATACCTTACCTTTTTATCCTTTGGTTACAGGTATCCTATAGAACGGACCTCATTTTACTGAGGTCCGTTTGTTTAAGAAAGAGAAAAAAAATGATAGATTATAAACCACAATTAAGTGCAATAACACCATCCGATGCAGCAGGGTTTACAGATGCTCGCGGTAACTCTATTACTGCAAAAGGACTTTTAATTGGTACGGATGGCGCAATATCTGTTACGTGGGCAACAGGGGTAAAAGAGGTAATCCCAATGTCTGTGCTTGGAACAGGTGTTATACACAATGTAGAAATACAAAGAATTTGGGCAAGTGGTACAACTGCAACTAATATTTATTGTGGATTTGACGTAAGGGTCTAAAATGGCAATTATTAGTGTAAGCCAATTAGATGCCCAATTACCTTCTGACGCAAATGATGATAACGGTGATATAACAGATGCCGTAAACCGGTCATCTGGTTTTATCAACACTTGGACATCTCGACATTATGATTCATGGGATGATTACGATTCAACAGCTTCCGCAGTTAGGGCACCGGAAGAAATCGTATATCAATGTCTTGAGGTTGGTAAGGCAATGTATTTTCAGGGAATCGGACAAAACACCCGCAATGGTGAAGAAGTCGCATTCTGGAAAGATATGATTGAATCTTACAAAGCTGAATTGCAAATTATAAAAGTCGCGCCTACATGGGAAGAACAAACGATATCACTAAATAGTAATAATGCAATGATTATTGGCAATAGAAATGGTGGTGGGACATGGACAAGAGTGTTACCATTTCGGTCAAACGTTGTAAGTGATGCAAGCAATGTATGGACTCTTCCGGGTGATTGGATTATCTGTGAGGGCGGTCGCTACGATGACGAATACAGAGATGCATGGTATTTTTACGCTGAAAGCTCAAGTGTTGAGGGAACTCTTCGTTACATGAGAACATACCGCAATGATAGCCTTGACTATGCAACTTATATGGGTCAGTAGATACAAAATTAAAAAGTAAAGGTTTACAAATGAGATTACAAACAAGAGATATACCAAACGACAAACTTCTTGACATTGTAAAACCGCTCATTGAATGGAAATTTAATGGCGGTGAAACAATGACAAATGAACTTGCTGCTGAAAGATGCGAGACTCTTTTGTCTGACATATTCAAAAAGCAGGTCAAGGTTTGGCTACGTCGAAAGAATGTGGCTGAAAGTCAAATTGATGAAAATGTTGCGGAAACAATTTACGGTGATGAAATTGTTGAGGTTGAAGAATAGTGTCTAATGGCCTTAGCATGCAATTAGAGAGTAAAGAAGTTGAGTCTCTAATCAAAACATTACTCGATAGGGTTGAGCGGCCTAAAAAGTTACTTGACAAGGTAGAAAAGTATGTAAAGGCTGTTACTATGCAGATGCTTAAAGGGTCGCGGCCTGACACAAAAGGTCGCAGAGGTATTAAATGGCCTAAATTAAAAAAGAGTACTGTAAAACAAAAGAAAGCTCTCGTCGCTTCTGGCAATGCTATTGTCGCAGCAAGACCAATGGTCAGAACTGGTAAAATGAGGGATAGTATAAAAACATTATCAAGGAGCGCAAAAGGTTTTCTGTTTGGAACACGTATAAAAAGCAAAGGTTTTGCATATCCAGGATTTCACAATAAGGGCAGATTTCCTTGGTTGTTTCTAACACAGAAAGATTATGCACAGATATCTAAAATGGTAACCGACCATTTAAAAGGCGAGTTGAAACGTCACACACACTATGTAAGGAAGTGACAAATGGCTCTTGATCGCGCAGGAATAGCAGACGCATTCGCAAATTTACTTAAGGCAGATACGGGGACGCTGTATGGTACTGGCAAGATGCTGCAAAAAATATCATCAAGCCCTAAAGAGTTTGAGACTGCAAAAGTAAGTTCAAGATTAGAAACTGGATTATATATGTGGATTTCTGATGGTGATACTGTTGACGATAGGATTCAGAATACCGACGATCTATACACGTTGGATATGCGTTTTGTTGGAAATAAAGCAGATCCTGATACAGCAATAGATAATATTGACGATGCTTTCGAAAGATGTAAAGTTTTGATACGAAACCAAATGTATGAAGGCCAGTATATGACTTCATACTACACAGATAGTAACGCACAGTTTGTAAATATTGATGTTATAAGCAGTGTGCTACCTGCACCAGATAGCGACGAAGAAACAACGTTAGTATTCGTTCTTAAAGGTGCAGTAAACGCGTTAATTAACAGATGGGTTTAACAAAGGAGTTATTATGTCAGTAGGATCATGGAAAGCGTATAAAGCGTTTTTTACTTATCAGGAGGCAACTCCTTTCACCGCAGATACAGACGAGTTTTTCGAGGGTCGCGGGCGCATGATGTTGCCGGAGCCAGAATATCAAGTTGAGTCTGATTATAACAAACTTGGTTCTGGTGAGCATGGAACAAAGAACGAATTACAAGCCGTGTGGACACCATGGAGCTATACGTGCGATCGAATGAGCGAGATTGCATACATGATGAGTTATTTTCAGGGTGAAGCTGACAGCTTTGTCACCGTCGAGGCGACAAGCACCGCATATTCACATAGGCTCAACCATCTCCCGATTGCGTCGAGAAATATGCCAACGTTTACTTATCAGATAGGGTCTGATACTATAGTAAGTGGAAACATTATTAATGAGATGAGCATTTCATTTGCAAGCGGTGGCAATGGTGTTGTAGAGGCCACTTTTTCAGGGTTCGGTAATAGGCACATTGTAAATAATGGAGCTTTTGTTCTCAATAGTGCTGGGTCTTTAGCAACTGGTGAAAACAGTTTTGCAAGTGAGCCCCTTCTCAATTTTAAATGTCTTAATTTTTGGGCTGCTGATAGCGTTACTCTTCCGGGCAAAACATCTGTGAGTTATGAAGGCGCTGATATGGGAACAAATTTAATTAATCTTACAACATATCTAAATAGCATAACAATTACAGGCAACAACGGAATGACGGCTGCTGATATGGCAAGAGCTGGCGGCTGTGGTGTTATCAATGACCGAGTGCGCGGTGACAGACGCTATACATTAGAGTTTGCATTGAGAAAAGATAACTCTGTCATTAATAATGACAATGACCGTATTGCAGATACTCAGCGTGCATACGAAGTTCAATTCGCCGGACCTGATATTGTTGCGGGTTATCCTTATGCTCTTGACATGTTCTTTCCTGTTGTGCAAGTTGGCAGTGCTCCAGAAGATGACGCAAGCCCTATCAATAGATCTTACGCAACAGAAGTGTTTGAAGATTCTGACGGCATAAGTTTTGTTGCTTATGTGCAGAGTGCGGTGGCTGTTGGTTATAACGCAACGAAAGCATAATAATGATTAAATGGTTAAAAAAAACCTTTACTCGTAGGCGCTCTTTATTCTGTGGCGGGGATGGTTGTGTCTCCGTCACAGATAATTTAGGCCGTGAGGTAGGTGTGATATGGTATCGTAGGCCTACTAGTGATGAGATATTAAACTATGCTTGGCAAGAGCAGAAAATGGTCGGCAGTGAATCACAACTTAGAGAGGTTAGTGAATTCAAAGGTGACAAAGCTCAGAAAATACACGAGGTACTCGTAAGAGACTTTTGGATTCCCTGGGCCGAAAAAGTGTTTACGTCTTGCACTGGGTTTCTCGATGAAAAAAAAGAGACGCTTGATAATAAACCAAAAGCTAAACAGTTTGAATTCTTGAAAAAGTACAAGGCTCATTTATTAAGTGGCATGGTTGGCGTTGCTTTTAGGCAAGAGGAAAGTGTAAAAAAAAAAGAGTTAGCATAGTCGAGTTCGAAGAAATTTGTGCTGAAATTTATGAGGTAATAGAGTATGTCGATGGGAATGGCAACAAACATCATAAAAGAAGAGGGTTCCCGAAAGGGTGCGACGAATGTAGCTCAACTATTGAATGGGACTGTTATCATGTTAACAAAAACGGCTCTGAGTTTATTTGCAATTGGAGAGAAAATCATTGGAAATACGACGAAGTTAAAATGCTCAAGGTTGTTTCGAGGGCGTGCAATGGCGGCCTTGATCCTAACAGACTTGACGATCTTGATATAATTGATTTTATTAAGCTTGACATTTTAAACAAATACAGCAAGGGCTAATATGGCTTTCTTTGGATTTGGCAAAAACACAGCAGACGCAACTTTAAAAGTTAATTATAACGGTAAAGATGCGCAAAAGGGCCTTGGTGGATTAAAGAAAACAATTGCCGGTGTTATAACTATTGCAGCAATTAAACAAATTGCACAATATACAAACGAACTTGGCAAGCTTGGTGCAAGTGCTGTAAATGTTGAAAAAAACTTTGAAAACTTAGCTGCCAGACAGGGGCGTTCTGCTGACGAAATGACCGCAAAACTTAGAAAAGCGAGTCTTGGTATGGTGTCAGATATGGCGTTGCAGCAAAAGTCTATTCAAGCGATGGTTTCAGGTGTTTCTTTCGATGACCAGATTGTTGCAATGGAGTTTGTTACAAAATTTGCCGCAGCGACTGGTACCGATGTTGCTCAAAAAATGCAATCTGTTTTCACGGGTCTTGCTCGTGGTAGCGCACAGTTTCTTGATGATGTTGGTATTCAGGTTATGGGTTCCAAAAATGTTGTGCAAGACGCTATTGCACAGATGAAAGAAAAGATGAGCCAATTTACAACATCTGAAGAAGATGCTGCTGTTGCTGCTGGACAGATGGAAATTGAGATAGAGAACCTTAGAATTGAGTTAGGAAAAGAACTTATTCCTGTTATGCTCAAAATGAACAAGTTGTTTGTAGGAACGGTTAAAGCTGCAAAATTTATGTTTGACGAATTTAGGGGCTTTAATAAAGAAAGGACTCTCGTAAATGTTGACGAAGACATAGGGAAAGTAACAGATGAGGTTGATCGTTTAAAAGGAACCTTACAAGGGTTTGATAAAGACTTAATTAAAAAAATGACATTTGACAAAGGTAGTCTTCAGGAATCTCTTGATTTACAAAAACAAAAACTAACAAGTTTAAAAGAAGAACGTAACCAGATAATAAAAAACTTCTCTACAGAAAAACAACTTAGAGAAAGCGCAGGTAAAAAATTTGCTTCTGGCGGACAACCAGAGACGCAAGAGCAAATAAAAGAGCGCGAAAAAGCCGCAAAAGACGCAGAGCAGTCTATTGCAAAAGCCAAAGAGGAAATATTAGAGCAGACATTCGAAGGGCGCATGCAATTACTCGACCAGCAAGAGCAAGCATCCAAAGAGTTGCTTGTAAAAGGCGGCATTAATACTCAGGAAAACATCAAAACGATAGAGAAAAAATATCAGATTGAGCGTGTTGAACAGTGGAAAGAATTTTGGAAAGATGTTGAGGCTGCTGCCGATGAAAACGGTGAGTTGTTGGAAAAGCTGAGAGAGCAAGACGCTGCATTCTGGGATGATATCAATGATGCTGCTGAGGAGAACGGACAGCTATTAAAAAAGCTACGTCAAAAACAAGCGAGAGATAAAAAAGATGCTGATAGACAAGCTGTGCGAGATGAAAAAGAAAAAGCCGTTGCAATAGCAGAGATACAACAAACATCTTTTGCGGCATTCTCAACATTCCAGGGAGCGCTTACACAATTTCAACTCAACAGCCTTAAAAAGCGTGGGTTGAATGAAGAGGATTTTGAAAAACAGCGACAAAAATTAATGGATGAGGCAGCAAAGAGAGAACTACGATTTACAATATTCAAACAGGGCATTGCACTTGCACAGGCTGGAG